TCTTATGAGGTACATAGCAAAGATCAGCACCCAATGATTGCACAACCTGTGGTGTGAATTGCCAGAGCGGAAGCTCCAGCACTCTCACATCATCACCACGGCGCTTATGCTCCTCGACGACCATGGTCCGCAGGTTATGCCACGGCATACGCACAGCTGGAATAGGGCCGCGCTCTAAAGGAACATGACCTTCCTTAAACATCACGTCAAGGCGTGGTGCTAAGAATAATACCTTTCTCATCTCCAAAATGCTCCTTTGATTGATGGCAATCTAGATTCCATCTCAAGCTTTTTTGCAAGGTATCTCTGATCTAGATCCTTGCGTGTACCCTTTCCTGTCCAGATAGGAGAACCTGCGCGAAACTCCCAATCCATGACCGACATATCAAATGTATAAAATTTTAGCTTTTTCTCATAATAGGTATATGCTTGATATAGCGATACCTGATCGGTGAACCAAGTAAGGCCATTGGTGTTTAGATTATTCTCAACCTTTGTCGCAAAGTTTCGCGAACCATCGCTACCTGAATAATACACTAGACCAGCAGCAACCTTTGTTCCGAGAGCTTCCCAACCTACAGTACCTGGCAATGACTCGCGCAAGAATAGACCGACATCGACATCAAGCTTTTCCATCTTAGACATGAAGATAGAATCGATATCAGACAGATACATCGCGCAACCAGTCGATAGCAAGCGAGGTGCAACAAGGAACCTATTGCTAGCATAATAGGTGCGTAGTGTCTCGCTGTTCACACCCTTCGGAACCTGTAACGTCTCTGTTGAAAACGTCATATAAGTGCCGCGGGCAATCGCATTATACCTTAGCTTGAGCGAAGTCAATTTAGCAAGATTGACCTGGCGCATTCCAGGATTTTCCATCAAATGAATATGAATCGAATTACCTGCGATTGCATTAGATGCTACGAAAGCTGGACCATGTGATTCCAGATATGCTTGGTCGCATGATGTCATCACACATAGCTTATCTGGAGTCTCTACCGCATCAAAAAATGTCATCTTCCTATAATCCTATAAGGCACAAATGGTGTATTCGGTATCTGCACAGAATATCCATTTGCTTTAGCCGAATCTTTCATACCATACCATACCTTCACAAGGTCTGGGCGCGGATGTTCTTCAGGTGTTCCCGTAAACCAACGAGGCTTCCATGGTTGTGTGGCCATCTTAGTGAAATGTAGATGCCAAATTTCATCGGCCTTCAAACCTTCACCGTCATGACAGTTCCAGCGCATATCGAGTTCCTTCACGAACTTTTCATTACCGCTGAAAAACCTGACAAGCCTGTGGTGAGCCGATGGATTAGCTTTCATGCGCTGAATAGGCATGAGATGTTCTTCCATCTTTTCGCAATCGAAAACAATCACGCAAAATTCATGGCCACCAAATCGAGTACCCTTGCGAGCAGCCATAGGCTTACCATCAAGATCCATATCAAACAATTCACTAATATCGCGCATGTTGATCATGTCGACATCCGTATAGATAGCCCGACCCTTGAATTTGCAGACCTCTGGAATCGCCCAACGGAATCCGCTAAATGGGGTCGACCATTCTTGCGTCTCCCATCCACCCCATGGACTTTCCTTGTCTAGGGTTTGTCGCATCCATACAATGTCGAGAGGACGAGAGCAGTTGCTCCTAAGCGAATATTCATATACCATCTCAGCTTCGGCATCTTCTCCGTTTGAAGATGTGCCGATGAAAAGCTTTACTGGATCACTCATTTCATTCTCCTATCACTTAGGTAGCCGTCTACCCTCAATTATATGTTTTGGTTTACGAAACCATTTACCATTAATATTAGCATTGATGTATTCATCATTTTCTAAAACATCACGGTGAAATTGTTCTCTGACCTCAGAGTAATTTACATCACCTTTGGTGGAATGTACAGAGATAATCCGGCGGTCAAACCTAAGTTGCCCAAATTCTTTCACAAGCGCCTTAATTTCATCGGCCGAGCCATAATAAACTTTCCAATCGCTTTCTTCTCGCTTTCTTTTCAATGCGCCTTTCTTCTTACGCATCGACCAGAAATATTTGCGACCAACATACATCTTACCAGTTACCTTGTCCGTGATTAGATACACGAACCCGTAAGATTTACCTATATCTGCGCTTGTGAAAGGTTTATTATCAAACAACCACGGATTATCATAATCTATCATAGACGAGGGCTCCTTAGTCCTCGTCTATGTATTCCTCATCTTCATCCTCATCTTCAATATCAAGAGCCTCTCCGCAAAATGGACAAAACTCCGGTGAATAAATGATTCCACTCTGGTCAGAATGATAGACCAGAGTGAATTCCGCATCACATGAAGAACAGGTGTATTCGTCCTCTTCTTCGTAATCAGCTACCGCCTTGACTTTCTTTACCATTTGAATAAGCATCCTCCCAAGATCCAGTCAGGCCAGCCACCTCATATTCGGTCACACGGTTCTCGAAGAAATTCGTGTGGTCAGCCCCATTCAGAACCCACTCAAGCCACGGGAGAGGATTATCTTTAACCCTGAAATTAGGTTTCAACCCTAGCTGAAGCAGACGTCTGTCGGTTATATAGCGGATATATTGCTTGACTTCATCAGGTGTTAGACCTTGAACTTCACCCATCTTATAAGCTAAATCAACAAACTTATCTTCTAGTTTCACAGCCTGTCTAGCCATCTCATAGATTTCAAGCTTAAAGCTATCATCTACAATTCTTGGATGCTCGGCGCAGAATGTGCGGAAGAGAAATGCATTACCTTCGACGTGAATACTCTCATCACGAATCGACCATTCAACAACCTTACCCATACCCTTCATCTTGCCGTATCGCTGAAAGTTTAGCAACATTACAAATGAAGCGAATAGCGCGACACCTTCATTGAATACAGACTTAGCTAGCGCAAGACCTACGCCGCGCTTTGTAGTCGTGTCGGCCTCAGTCATGAAGTCGATCTTGTCAGCCATCTCCTTGTATTCAAGGAATGCTGTATATTCTTCATCAGGCAGACCGAGGGTATCATTCAGAAGTGCATAAGCACGCTGGTGTACACCTTCTCGCGCGGCGAATGAGCCGAGCATGTTTCGCACCTCGTTATTCTTAAAGTTTGGCACGAACAAGTCATAGTAATTTTTGCCGACTGCGACATCTGATTGTGTAAAGAGGCGCAGGATCTGCGTGACAAATTCCTTGTCGGTCGCAGACATCTTACCAGATTTCCAATCCGTGACATCTTCTCCAAGATCAACTTCATCTTCAATCCAGTGCGCCTTTTCATGACGCTGTGTGATTTCTACAGCCCAAGGATATTGAAACGGCTTATAGACCTTGGAGAACTCTAGAAGTCCGCCGCGCTCTTGCTTCACCATCTTGTCACCATATGCGACAAGTTCAGTATATCCACCGATGCGCTTACCATCGATGAATACCTGAGGAACAGTATTCACCTTATGCTGCTGATAAAAAGCATATCGCAGCTCCTCATTATCCATGCGATCTTCTGTATATGAGAAGCCACGTCTAGACAACCATTCCTTCGCCTTATCGCAGAATGGGCAACCAGTTTTAGTTACGATGCGAATATCCATATTGCTTATCCCTGACATGCGACACATTCTTCCTGTGTCTCTTCCTTAATTTGTAATTCTGATATATCAACCAGCTTATTACGCTCAACCTTCTTCGAAACATTCTCTGCGCGATTTGAAGATTCTGTGCGTAGATAGTATAATCCCTTACAACCAAGCTTCCATGCAGCAAAATGTACCTGATGCAATAGCCCACGAGATGCACCTGCAGGGAAGAATAGATTGAGCGACTGACCTTGGCAGATCCATTTCTGCCGCCAAGCAGCCTGAGTCACAATCTCCATCTGATCAATCTCGATGGCCGTAGCAAAGATTTGCTTCTGATGTTCGCTCAGGAAATCGAGATGTTGAACAGAACCACCATTTGTGATAATGCTAGACCATACCTCATCTGTATCCTTACCAATAACAGCTAGAAGCTGCTTCAGGTATTCATTTTTGACCAGGTGAGAGCCAGCGCGAGTGCGATGAGTAAAAGCATTTGCCTTCCAAGGTTCAATAGATGGTGAGCAACCATGAATGATTGAGCTGTTTGCATTTGGCGCAATCGCAATCACATGGGCATTACGCATACCCGTGCCTTCCATATCAGGAGCTTCGCCGCGCTCACGACCTAGGATTCTCGACTGCTCACGTGCCTTAGCAAAGATATCGGAGAAAATCTCCTTATTGATCTGTCTTGCGGTTTCGCTTGCAAATGGAATTCCACGTTGCTGATAGTAAGAATGTAGCCCCATCGCGCCAAGACCGAGCGACCTCTCGCGTTGCGCCGAGAAACGCGCGCGCGAAATCTCGTCCCCCGCATTCTCGATGAACACCTGAAGAACATTGTCCAGCATCGTCACTAGGTCTTTGACTAAACCAGTGTTCTTCCACTCGTCGTACTTCTCTAGGTTTAACGAAGATAGGCAACATACTGCGGTCCTTTCCTCACTCGTCGGTAGATGAATCTCATTACAAAGATTTGATCCATGAATCTTTAGACCACGATCTTTCAGAGCCTGGGGTAGGGCTTCATTAGCAGTATCGATGAAATTAATATATGGTTCACCCGTGCGATACCGAACCTCAAGAATGGTTTCCCACAGCTTACGGGCTCGCATTGTCTCACGGATTGTGCCGTCATTTGGATCACGCAGGTGCCAGTCTGAATCATTTTCGACTGCGCGCATGAAATCATTCGTGACATTAACGGCGTGGTGCAGATTCATACACTTACGGTTCACGTCGCCAGTCGGTACACGAATCGTCAAAAATTCCATGATATCTGGATGTGATACATCAAGATATGCAGCATAAGAACCCTTGCGAGTCGTACCTTGACGATATGCAGTCATGTCAGAATCGACAGTATGCAAAAACGGAATCGGGCCAGGCGCAACATTTGATACGGAACGCACAGATGACCAGTGACCGCCGACGCCGCCACCCTTAACGGATAGCCAACGCAGTTCGGCCGTATGATCAATCAGACCCTTGAGAGAGTCAGGCACATATGTCAAAAAGCATGAGATAGGTAGTGATTTAACCTTCTCACCCGGCAGTGCTGCATTAGACAGCACTGGAGATGCGAACATGAACCAACCCTTAGACACAGCATTATAGATGCGCTGCGCTAAGGCCATATCTCCGCCAGAAAATGCTACGGAGGCACGTGCAAATGACTTCTGTGGTGTGTCTTCGTCTTTACGGCAATAGTAATCTCTTAGTAGAGTGAGCGAAAATTCCGATAACAGGGAATCCCGCGATGTGTCAATGAACACACCCAGGTGATCTATTTGCATATGTGCCTCCGGTATTAAATGTTGATGATATTAGGGAAGATGCGAGCAATCTCCCTGGCACATCCTAATGCTACTTCACGATGCTCTTTCTGAGTCGAGGGATCTGTGCGAACCTCAATATAGTGTAGCCAAGAACGGATGGAGCCCTTCATATAAATTCGTGATTGTGTTAGACCTTCAGGTAATACAGCACGCGCTTGCTCCTTAGCGATGCCGTGGTCAATAGCCCATTTGTATTCTCGTTCAGCAGCAAATAGCGCACGTTGCTGCGAACGATACCATTCATTCTGTAGATGAACATCTTCAACGTCAATGCTATTCTGACGATTCTTATTATCTTGCAGCCGAGCCTCACGCGTCACAAATTCAAGTGACTTGGTTGGATCAGCATATCTTTGACTAAATTCTTGAAATGAAAATGAACGATGTCGAATGATTTGATGTGTGATATCGCGCGTAGTCACAATTTCAAGTGTTGCATCAACCATCTCTAGTGGTGACCAATGTTTATGCTTGACAAGATAATTCACCAGCTTTTCAGCCGATTCACTATTATATTGGTTGCTTGGATTTGATACTCTAGCACAAAATGCTGCTAGTTCCAAAGCATTTGTAATACCTTGGTCACGAATTTCATCCACTGGTTGAGTATAAGAAATTAGTTTTACCGCTGGCCCACCCATTTTATCCTCCATTAACATTTCTTCCAATCACGTAAAGCTAGATTGAGAGCTAACCCTTGGTGGGTGCAGGTATTTAGCAGGGCCACCACCTCTGCTGGATCCACCCCATCCACCACTGACTCATTGATATCTTTATATTTCCAGTTTGAAGGCCAAACAACCATAGGAATTTTTCTCGTTATAGCCTTTGACATTTGTTCGACAACCTGCTTGTTCCTCGGCTGATTGTCAAACACTAGAACAGCTTTATCCCCAGGAATATAAGATAGCGCCCTACCCATATCAGTACCACCAGGCGCTATCGCATTTGGTATTAGCATCGCATCGAATTGACCTTCCATGACATATACTGTCTTGGTAAAGTCAACTCGATCTAAACCATATACCAAAGGCTCATTATTAATACGCACAGTCATATACCGAAGCTTGCTATTACCCATAGCACGCCCGGTAACACCAGTCAGTTTACCTTCCATATTACGAAAGGGTATGACTATTCGTTCATCAGCAACCAGACGATCTTTATATGAAGAATTTAGCTCCT